ACGCCAAAGGTTGAAGGTGTTAGTGCCTGACCATCAACTAAATTCATCTCTGCCATATAGCCATTCATATAAGAAGAATTATTATAGGTGCCAATTTGATGTTCATTGGTAGCATTAACCATTGAGTCGTGATTTAAAGAAGGTTGTTGATTTTGGTCAAAAGTTGTTATTCTTGAACCATTTACATAAATTTTAATTCTTTCTGTTGAAGTTGAATCTGTGGAGTCAAAACTTACCATAAAATGGTACCAAGATGAAGTGTTACGAAAACCTTGTGAACCATACACCCAATAACTTAAAGAACCACCTTTGTATTCATAAATTCTAAATGTGTTATCACTACTATTGTTTGTACCATCTAAATAAATTGCAGTAAAATTACTTGCATCGCTAAATGAACCAAATATCCACTGGTCTGTACTTAAACCACCTCGTTTTATCCAAGTGCTAAATGTCCAAGTTTTTCTATTACCTTCACCTGATGGAGTTCTTGTCATCTTAGGACTATCACCAGCATTAAATATACAACTATTCGCAATCGTGCCACTATCAGTAAAAGGTACAAACTTACCGACTCTCTGCCCAGCTCCGTTGCCTTCGTAGATTATCGGAAAGAAATATTCTTCGCCATTTGGTATTGTTGGTGTTGCCATATTAACTCCCTAAATTCTTTGTACAGAGTGCCAAGTACCCACTCGGAACACTATATTTAAAATTACCTACTTCATTACCATCACTATTACCACCAGCAGTTGTGCCTCCAGAAAAAGTCCCTTCTTGTCCAAAGTTCATTGTTACTATTGGAGCACTACCACCCAATGCACCAGCAGTTGGAACCCAACCACCAGAATAACTTGCTGGTGTCCAAGTTGCACCAGCATTTGTTTTACTAGCACCAGAGGTTGGGTTACCAGAACCCATAAATGTTCCATTCTTTCCATAATATATAGCACCATTATCAGTATCTACTGCAACTTGTAATATATCACCATCAACAAAAGGAACTTCTGTATATGTTTTTGTTAAACTACCACTAAATTTTAATTCACCATTATAACTGTTAACTCCTATTTCACCTGTAACTGTTCCGTGCATATTTGTATCAGATTTAACATAACCATCATTGACTGCTGCAATACCACTACTCATAAAATAACTCGCACTACCTCCACCAGCTTTTATTCTCATTTCCCAATACCATTTCCCAGTTGTAAATAATTGAGTACATACTTGACCAGCATTTTGTGCGCCACTATATTTTAATTCTAAATTTCCATTTTCTTGCACACCATATTGAGAACCAGTTCCTCTATATATAGGATTTAATGTACAAAAATTATTCGTAGGTGAGTCACTAACTTGGTCGTGTGCTGCAAGTCCACTTGTTGTTAGATCATTACCATTTCCAGATTCATCGTCTCCGAGGTCAGCACTATCTCTTCCATCAACAAAAAATCCTCCTGTACCATAACTACCAGTATATTCTTTGGGAACCCATATATTAGATGAGTTGTATTCACCGAAGCTAGATGGGTTTAGTGCTGAACCATTTACATAATGCATTTCTGCAAGATAACCATTGTAATAATTACTTGTCTGATATGCAAGTTTACCAAAACCAATATTAACATTAGTACCTACAATACTATCTTGATTTTGTGATGGATAAGTTTCTGATGTAAAATCAGTTACTCTTACCCCATTTACATACAATCTTGCTCTTTCAGTTGATATAGCATTTCCAGAGTCGTATACATATACAATATGGTACCAGGCTGCTGGGTCACGAAAAAGTTGAGTTGTTTTTAATAGAACATTATAACCACCAGCATAATCTTGAATTGCAAGCTGATCAGCAACATTATTTTCAAAATACATATCAAAAGTACTACTGCTACTTCCACCACTTGCAAACACAATCTGTGGTGCCGAAGGTGGGTAGTCACCTTTTTTAGTCCACAAACTTACTGTCCATTTATCTGTATTACCACCAGCACCATGGGTTCTTTGCATATATGCAGAATCACCAGCATTAAACCTAATTGATTGGTCTATAGAGTATGTGGTTGTGCCAGATCCACTTGCACCCATAAGAACATTATTTTGAAATACCATTTATACCTCTTGTATTATTTAACATCTAGTGATGCCGCCATATGCACACTAGAACTCGATAACACAACGTAGTCAATACGGTCGACGGCAGAAGCTGTCGTTGTTAGTGTAGGAGCCGTACCCCCAACAAACTTGTAAGCACTATTAAATGATAAAGTTCTTGATCCAGTACCGTCCTGACGAACAAAGAAACTTCCTGTTTGTCCAGATTGAACATTCGTTGGAGCACCTAAGTTTCTACTACCACCTAATCTAACATCAAAGTTTTGACCACTGTTGAAGTTTACTGAGATTGTTGATGCATCAGTTAATGAAACAATGTCAGCTACAGCCGACTTTGTAATTCTTAATTGTTTACCTAGTGAATCAACAGCACTAACGGATATAGCTGTTGTTGCAAATAACTTGGTAGTATCTGTGATTGAACTTGAAATACTTGTAGCAGTCATACGAGTAGCTACAACTGCCGTAGCCGATACCGTGCCACCTACTGTAATAGGACCAACGGCGCCACCTTCTGTAGATAGTGCACTTACACCTACTGGGTCAACAGCATTATGTACATTTGTTCCATCACAATAAATAAACTTTGAACCACCACGAGGGGCTATAATGTTTGTTGTTGTTGCGGCTGTTTTTAATTTAACGGTATATGTGCCACCTGTTGTTTGGTTGTCAACAACGTATAATTTTTCAACACTAGGGATCACTATAGTTGAGTTTGATCCTAATGTTCCTTCAATTCTTAATACGGCATTACGAGATTGGTCGGCTGCTCCGTTGCTAGCTGTTAATGAAGTTGTTGCTCCTGTTGTACTGACAACGACGACACCACCTACGGCTTCGTCCACCATGTCAATTACTTGTTGGTTAAGACGATCACCCCAGGTATTCGCATTTTCTCCATCAGCTTGCTTTTCTAATCTAAGTCTTGTTGTATAACTACTTGGCATAATTAATTACTTCCCTTTACTAATGTGTTATCACCTCCAGCTGGTGAGGCATTATTTCTCATATCGTCCTGTCTTGTTCTTCTGGCTTCATTTAGTAAGTCAGTAAATGCTCGTTGGTATTCTTGTTCCCAAACTTGAGCAGCTGTATAATTTTTCATAAACATACAGGCTTCCTTCATACTAGCATAAAACAATGCATTAGAACAATATTGTGTAAAGAAATTCTCTTGATGCACAGAAGTAGCTGCTGTTGGTTGGACAATATAAGACATTTCACAATCATAGGCCGATACTGGTGTGGGCGATACTAACAACCTATCGAACCCAAAGTTAGCATAGTAACGAGGTACACCTGTACTTGTGCGTTGTGGCCAATAATCATTTAAATATTCATCAGTCTTTTGTAATAAATTAATTCGTGTGCCATCAGACTTTAAAATATTTAAGTTTTTAATTATTAATGTGTTTAATGGTTTAGTTAAGAATGGATCACCAATAACCATGTTTGATGTTGCATACTGTACAACACCATATGAATCTATTTCTCTTGTAAGCCTTCCTTCGGCTCTTTCAATAAAAGCTGGTATGTCTCCTACAAACTCTGTACTTGTGTCTTCACTTGTCGTCTTAATTCTATTTACCAATTGATTGTATGTTATGCTCATATTCGTTTAGCCTTCCACGTTTCGTTTGTTCCTCCAAAAACTTTAGGTGTCCAAATACCTCTAACTCTTGTTCTAAATTTAGCACTAACTCCCGTTAGTACCAAGTTACCATCACCATTAATATTTGGAGAAATAACTCTCGTTCTAATTAATGGTTGGAAGTTTGTTTTTCCACCCATGCCTGCGTGTATACTACACTGATAGTATAATGTAGTTGGACCATCATTCGCAACAAAGATTTGTGTATAAGCTCCAGCATTACCCGGAGTTCCTATAGTCTGTACATTTGTTGTAAAAGGTATAGTTCTACCTTCATCTAAATAAAATCGTAAAGGGTGTCCACTATTAGAACTATCAGATTGATCAAAGGTAAACAGTGCACGATCTTTGACTAAATTTAAACCATACTGTTGTCTGCCATCTATAAAGTATTTATTACTACCACCTACACTTACAACTGTTACTTTAAATGTTTTACCACCATTGTATATTACTGGGTTAGCTCCAGCTCCA